TACTTACTGATTATTTAGATGGAAAAATAGAAAGACCAAATACAAAACCAATTGCTGAAAAGTTGTATTGGAAAAATCAACTAAAGAATTGGAAAATTGATTAATTTTTAATATATTTGTAATATGAAATTTTGGGATACAGGCGAAGAAACAAACACAACCACATTTGATTATGATGTGATGAAAAAGAAGTTCATTGAAAATTTGGACTATCTTAAAGAAATGTCAGTAGAGGAACAAACTCTATATAAGAAGTGGATTGAATGGAATGAGGATAGAGTTTCTAATATGAAACGTTTGCCGGCCCTACAATCTTATTATGATTCTTTGTGGAAACCAACCGATATTACTAATAAAGAATTAACTATTTCAGAAATTGAATCAATTGACCCGTATGTTGAAATAGTAGAAGATGACCCAAAAGAATCGACCCGTTGGACCGAAATTCGTAAACTAATTCATACAATGGAGTTTTCTGCTAACCCTGGTAGAAACGTAAAGATATACGTTAAAGATAAAACAAGTGGAAAGATATTAGGACAGATTTGTTTAGGTTCTGATATTACTTCATTGGGTGTTAGAGATGAATTCATTGGTTGGAGTAAAGAAGATAAATTTGAAAAGGGTAAATTAAATTGTACATCTATTGCTACAACTATTGTATCAACTCAACCATTTGGATATAACTTCTTAGGAGGTAAGTTAATTGCAGCATTGGCAACTGCACCTGAAATTAGAGCATATTGGAAAACTAAATATGATAATCCATTAGTTGGAGTAGGTACAACATCTTTGTATGGCATTCACTCACAATATAATGGTATTCCGCATTTCAAAACATTAGGAGAATCTAAAGGTAAGATTTCTACAAAGCCAGATGATTCAGTTTACGACCCGTGGCATCAATGGTTAAAAGAAAATCGTGCTGAATGGTATAAAACGCATATTATGGATGAGAGAGAAAGAAATGGTGCTAATATGGGTTACGAAAAAAATGGACCTGTAAGTGGAATTAAACAAAAGATTATTCAGGCAATTTTTAAAGAATTGGGAATTAAAGGAAATGCTTATGACCACGGATTCCAAAGAGGTGTTTACTTTGCACAAATGTATCAGAATGGTAATGACTTTCTTTGTTCTAAAATAGAAGAAAAAGATTTAGTATTAAATGAAAAATTTGCTAAAGGAAATGAATACACTATTAAATGGTGGAAAGATAAAGCCATTAAAAGATATACAAAACTACACGAAGAAGGTAGAATTAAACCGGAAGTATTGTTCTATGTGAATGCAATCGGAATGACGTGGGAACAAATGAAAGAACATTATTTAAAAGAAGTAGGAAGATAATATGTATCAAAACATCTATTACGAAAGACAAAAGAATTTAATTCATCTATGGGATGATAAAAGTGGATATCAAACTTTTCCATACCGAAAGTATGCTTATAAAAAAGACCCATATGGAGAATATCGTTCTATGTATGGTGATAAGTTAACTAAAGTTGGTAAATGGGAAAAGGAAGATGCTGAAGATTTATTTGAATCGGATGTTCCCGAAACAACGAGAGTGTTGGTAGATATATACGATAATGATTTACCATCAGTTGGACATAGAACTCTTACATTTGATATTGAGGTAGAAATGATATCAGGTCTACCAAACACACGAGAAGCAAAAAACGAAATTACTGCAATTGCTGCACACGATGGAGCAACTAAATTGTATGATGTATTCGTATTAGATAAAGAAAGAAAAGTAAAAAATAATGCCAAAAACTTTAACAAAGATGGTAGAGAAGTCAGCCTCCACATTTTTGACAATGAAAAAAATTTACTACATGCTTTCCTTAATTACTATGAGGAAATTAACCCAACGATTTTAACGGGTTGGAATATAGATTTCTTTGATATTCCGTATTTGTATAATAGATTAAAGAATGTATGCGGTGAGGGTAACGCTAAACGATTATCGCCAATTGGACAAGCATTCTGGTCTCCATATAGAGAGAAATTTAGTTTTGGTGGTGTAGCAATTTTGGATTATATTAATCTATATAAAACTTACACATATACATTGGAAGCATCTTATACATTAAATTACATTGCTACTAAAGAATTGGGCAGAGGTAAAGTTGAATATGAGGGAAGTTTGGATGATTTATTTGTAAATGATTTAGAAAAATTCATTGAGTATAACATTGTCGATGTGGATTTAGTTGTGGCAATGGATGATAAACTCCAATTCATTGAATTATGTAGAGCTGTTTGTCACGCCGGATATGTGCCATATGAGGATTACATCTATTCATCAAAATGGTTAGAAGGAGCTTGCTTAGGGTATCTGAAAAAGAAAGGATTAGTAGCAACCAATAAACCAAAAGATAGAAAGGAAAGGATGCAAGCACTTCGTGATAACAACGAAGAGAAATTCATTGGAGCATATGTAAAAGAACCCATCGTTGGTAAGTATGATTGGATTTATGATTTGGATTTAACATCACTATATCCATCAATCATTATGACATTAAATATCAGTCCCGAAACAAAGGTTGGTAAGATTCAAAATTGGGATGCAGAGGAAAATATTAGAGGAGTAGAGAAGGTGTATAAGCTAGTGGGTAACGATGGTGATACTTACGAATATACTACACAGGAATTAAAAGAAGTTATTAAAGATAGTAATTTAGGTGTTGCTGCAAATGGAGTTCTTTATACACAAGATAAACCGGGTCTAATCGCAGATATTTTAAATGATTGGTTTCAAAAGCGTGTTGAGTTTAGAAAATTAGAAAAAAAATATGGTGAAGCGAAAGATACGGAAAAGTATGAATTTTATGCTAAAAGGCAATTGGTTCAGAAGATTCTTCTTAATTCTATGTATGGTGTGCTTGGTCTTCCTGCCTTTCGGTTTTATGATATTGATAATGCTGAGGCGGTTACGATTACAGGTCAAACTGTTATTAAGAAAACAGCAGAAATGGCAAACATCAAATATTGGAAAGAACTCGGAACTAAAGAAGATTATAATGTGTACATCGATACTGATTCCATTTATATGATGGCTGAACCATTAGTAAAGCATCGTTATCCCGAATATAAAGAATTTGATGAAAAACGAATGGCTTCCGAAGTAAATACAATTGCTGAAGAAACACAAACATTCTTAAACTCATTCTACGATATGTTGGCAGAGAGATTCTTTTTCATTCCAAAAGATAAACATAGATTTGAAATCAAAAAAGAATACATCAGTAAAGCAGGATTTTGGGTAGCCAAAAAACGTTACGCACAATGGATGGTATTGAAAAATGGTATTCCATGCGATAAATTGGATGTTAAAGGATTGGATGTAGTTCGTTCATCATTCCCCAAAGCATTTCAGGACCAAATGAGTGGTATGTTAAAGGATATCCTAATGGGTAAGGATAACGAATATGTTGATAAAAAATTATTAGCATTTAAAGCTAGTATGGCTACTTTGCCTGTTAATAAAATAGCAAAGGGTGGAGCAATTAAAGAATTGAGTAAATATGATAATGGTAGTTGGAGAAAAGATAGTGGGTTATCAATTGCATCTTTTGAGAAAGGAACACCTGCACACGTTAAAGCAGGTATCACTTACAATCGACTATTGAAATTCTTTAACGCACCATATAAGCATGAACCAATTAGAGATGGTGATAAAGTAAAATGGGTATATCTTAAAAACAATCCATTAGGATTGGATACTGTGGCTTTTAAAGATTATAATGACCCGAAAGAAATTATGGAATTCGTAGAACAATATATCGATAGAGATAAATTATATGTTTCGGATATGGAAAACAAAGTAGATGATTTCTATACCGCACTTAAATGGCAAAAGGCTTCAACCGAAGCTCTAACCGCCAAAAAGTTTTTCTCATTTTAATTTGGAACATTCGAAATATTTTCTTATATTTGTAACAATAAAAATAAAATTTAAAAATTAGATTATGAACAAAAACAATTTACAAAGATTCATTCAGAAGTATTCACTAGGTGGAGTAATTGAATCAGTAGCATGGAACGCAGAAGGAAACAAATTATCTGTACGTTTCATTTCAGATGACAAGACAATGCTGGGTGAAGTGGATTTTAATGGCTTTACATCAAAACCATTCAATGTTGGTATTTACACTACATCATTGTTAAAAAATTTATTAGGTATTTTGGATAACGATTTATCTTTAAATGTTGATATGGCTGGCGATAAAGCTACTGTATTAAAATTGGTTTCAGAAGAAACTGAAACTTCGTATCAATTGGCTGATTTAGGTGTGATTCCTGCGGTACCTGATTTAAAAGTATTGCCGGAATTTGGTATCTCAATTGAGATGGCATCTACTATGATTGATAAGTTTATCAAAGCAAAAGGTGCATTAAGTGATATCGATACATTCACTGTGTTTACTGAAGGTGGTGATTTGAAGATGGCAATTGGTTATTCATCTATCTCTACAAATAGAGTAACATTCACTTGTGAAAAAGGATACGCTGATGAAGTTAAACCTATTTCTTTCTCCGCTAAATATCTTAAAGAAATCTTAACGGCAAACAAAGAGGCAACCGCTGCTAAACTTAAAGTATCAGCAGATGGATTAGCACACGTTGAATTCATTATCGATGAGTTCGTATGTAAATATTATTTAGTAGAAATTTCAAATTAATAAAATGACAGAGCAATTAGAACTATCCCCACAAGAGGAATTACAACAACAAGAAGCAGGTAGTATTGGAGTAACTGAATCAAAAGCTATCGCAGATGCAGAGTGGTGCTTTCAATTCTTTAATAATGAACCAATAGTATTTGCTTTTTCAAATGAAGGAGAAGTGGCAACAACATTATCTTTACAAATTGAGCCAATAGAAAATGAGGGATTAAACTTCCAACAAAACGGAATGACTTTTAGAATTTTCCCAAGACCAATTAGTGAAGAAACAAAAAAAGAAAGAAAAAATGCAAGTCAAAATAAAGAAGCTTAGTCCAGAAGCAGTTATACCACAATATGCAAAGGATGGTGATGCTGGTATGGATTTGGTAGCAACATCAATAAAGTTTGATGGTACACAAATTACATACGGAACAGGATTATCAATGGAAATTCCCAAAGGATTTGTAGGATTAGTATTTCCTCGTTCATCTATTCGTAAAACTGATTTATCATTAAGTAATTCAGTAGGTGTAATCGATAGTGGATATAGAGGTGAAATACAGGCTACATTTAACCAAAAAGCTTTATCTAAAAATGGTAGTCTTTTATATGGGGTTGGTGATAGAATTATGCAAATTATAATCATACCATATCCACCCATTGAATTTGAAGAAGTAAATGAATTAAATAACACCGAAAGAGGCGAAGGCGGATTCGGTTCAACTGGAAAATAATATGAGTTTTTTCGCAAACGATATAAACAAAAGAGAGCATAGCTTGTGGGTGGAGAAATACCGCCCACAAACTCTTGCTGACTATGTTGGTAATGAAACCATCAAAGAAACTATCCAACAATATTTGGATAACAACGATATTCCGCATTTATTACTTTATGGTAAAGCGGGTACGGGTAAAACTACATTAGCAAAGTTAATTGTAAACACAATCAAATGTGACCATATGATTATCAACGCATCGGATGAGAACAATGTGGATACCGTTCGTAACAAAGTAAAGAATTTCGCATCATCGGTAGGTTTTGCAGGATTTAAGGTTGTGATTTTGGATGAGTTTGATTATATGACTCCAAACGCACAAGCAATCCTTCGTAACTTAATGGAAACATTCAGTAAACATTGTAGATTCATTTTAACATGTAACTACATTGAGAAAATCATTGACCCGATTCAGAGTAGATGCCAATCATTTGCAATTACACCTCCAACTAAAAAAGATGTAGCGGTTCAGGTTTCTAAGATTTTGGATAAAGAAAATATCAAATATGATTTGAAAAATGTAGCTGATATTATTAGTTCATATTATCCAGATATTCGTAGAATATTAAATACTTGCCAATTGCAATCAGCTAAAGGTGAATTAAAAGTAGACCATGCAATTATGGTGGAATCTAATTTCCAAACCAAATTGATTGAATTACTAACATCATCGGATGATAAACGTAATCTATTTATGAAAACCAGACAGGCGGTAGCAGATAATCGTTTGAATGATTATTCAGAAATGTACACTATGTTATATGATAAAGTAGATGAATACGCATCCGGAGATAAGGCAAATGTAATACTTACTATTGCAGATGGATTATCAAAAGATGCTTTAGTAGTAGATAAAGAAATAGTGTTTATGAGCACAATTATTCAAATTTTAAATATTATAAAATGATAGACCAATTTAACCAACCACAAATCGATTTAAAAGATACGAGAGATGTAGCATGCGAATGTGGTAACCTAATCTTTATGCCGGGTTATAGATTTCGTAAAGCATCTAAGTTATTAACTGGCGGTGATAAAGATACTGTTATGCCATTTGAAGTATTCTTATGTACAAATTGTGGTAAACCATTGCAGGACTTTTTACCTGAAGAATTAAAAATTACAAAAGAAGAAAACTAATGGCAGCTAAAAAGTTATTCGACCATCTTAATGCAATTACGGCGGAACAAGACCCAAACTATTTCGATAAGTTATCGGAAGAGGATTTGAAATCGTGGAGTAACTTTATGATTAATCGATTCTTGTCTATGAAGCCGGAATGGGTTGAACTAATTGCATCATTATTACCTTTAACTCAAACTCTTCGTCCAAAGGAGATGTACAAATTGTATATAAATGTTCTACCAAAAGGTAAACAATATCTGAAATATATAAAAGGTAAATCGGAAGATAAATATGAGGAGTTTTTAGTGGAGTTAATTAAAAAAGATTTTGGAGTACCCGAATCACAAGCATTGGAATATATTGATATTCTTTATTCAACTAGAGAAGGTAGAGAAAATATTAAATACATTTGTGAAAAGTATGGTATAGATAAAAAACAAATTACGAAACTGAAATTAAAGATATAATTCTTTGGTTTATTTAAATAAATTTCGTATATTTGTTATATGGCTAGAGTATCATTTTCACAATATAGTATGTGGAGCAGTTGCCCACATCAATATAAACTAAGTTACATAGATGATTTAAGAGAATCATCATCCAACATACATTCTGTATTTGGTTCAGCAATGCACGAAACATTGCAAGAATATTTAAGTAGATGCCTTCGTATCTCCAAATCACAGGCTGATAAGGGAATGGATACGAAGGCTTTCCTTAAAGAAAAAATGAGAGAGTTTTTTCTAAAAGAATCCAACGAAGGTAAAGACCCTATATGTTCTAAAGAAGAATTAGTAGAATTTTTAGAAGATGGAAATCTCATTTTAGATTACTTTCAGAAACCAAAAAATTTCAATAATTTCTTTTCTTTAAAAGATGATGAGTTAGTTGCAATTGAGCAACCCATCAATACTAAAATTTCAGAAAATGTAAACTTTTTGGGATTCATTGACTTTATTGTTAGAAGTAAAGCAACTGGCAAATATCGTATTACCGATTTCAAAACATCTACAAAAGGTTGGAGTAAGTATCAAAAATCAGACCCGATTAAAAATACTCAAATACTTTTATATAAGAAATTTTATGCAGAGATGTTAAAAATTTCCGAAGATATGATTGAAGTTGAATTTATCATATTAAAACGTAAAGTATCCGAAAATGCAGATTATCATATTCCACGCATTAGTAGACACGTACCGGCAAGTGGTAAACCATCTATTAATAAAGCATGGAAAGGATTTACGGAATTTGTAGATAATGTATTTAATGCAGATGGTTCGTATAGAACCGATATACCATTTCCAAAGAAGCCATCAAAATTATGCGGATGGTGTGAATTCTATGGAACACATTGTGATGGAAAATAATTTTTAGTATATATATATGTATATACAAATATTATTAACTATGGCAGATTTAAAATTAACTACGGTTAAGGTTATAAAAAGGTTATATGATGAGGATTTTAAAATTACTACAATACGTGGTGGATTAAATTTTCAAAGACTTGTTAATCGAACTTTAGACCTTTACACAAAAAACGAAGAATTTAGAAAACAATTAAATGAATACACTATATTACAAATTAGTGGTTCACAATTTTAAGAGAACAAAATAAGTTATGACAAAAAAGAAAATTCTATTACTCTCCGATGACCTTCGAATGACTAGTGGTATTGCTAATGTTTCCAAACAATTAGTTTTGGGTACAGTAGATAAATACGATTGGGTTCAGTTAGGAGCAGCAATTCAACACCCAGATGCAGGAAAAGTATTTGATTTAAACGAAAGTGTTAGAGAGCAAACTGGTGTAAAAGATGCAAATGTAAAATTATATCCATCTGATGGATATGGAAATCCGGATGCAATTAGACAATTATTGATGATTGAAAAGCCTGATGCTATCTTACACTTTACTGACCCGAGATATTGGATTTGGTTATATGAAATGGAGCATGAAATTCGTCAATCAGTACCCCTTTTCTTTTATCACATTTGGGATGATTTGCCAGACCCAAAATACAATAGAGATTACTATGAAAGTTGTGATTGGATTGGGTGTATTTCAAAACAAACTTATGGTATTACTAAAAGAGTTTGGAGTTGGGATAAAGAAAAACATTGGACTAAGCCCGCCGATTGGCAAGTAAGTTATGTACCACATGGTATCAATTCTGAATTATACAAACCAGTAGAAGTTCCAAAAGATTTTAAAGAAAGTATATTTGGAGATAAAGAATATGAATTTGTTCTTTATTGGAATAATAGAAATATTCGTAGAAAACAACCATTGGATGTAATATTTGCATTTGATAAATTTGTAGAAGCACTTGCGCCTGAACATAGAGATAAGGTTTGTTTAGTAATGCACACTCAACCTGTGGAAGAACATGGTACGGATTTACCAAGAAGTATTGCTGAATGTTGTTCATCCGAAACAAATGTAATATTCGCACCAAACAAATATAGTGAAGAACAATTAAACTATCTTTATAATATAGCTGATGTTACAATCAATATTGCATCTAATGAAGGATTTGGATTGGCAACCGCAGAATCGGTAATGGCAGGAACACCTATCATTGTAAATGTGACAGGTGGTATGCAAGACCAATGTGGTTTTAGAGAAAAAGGAACGGGTAAATTATTAATGGAAGAAGATTACGTTCAAATTGGTTCTTTACATGATAAACATAAAAAAGCAGGAGTAGTATATGGTGATTGGGTTAAACCAATTTGGCCAGTTCGTTCAACAACGGGTTCAGTTCCTACTCCATATATTTTTGATGATAGAGTTGATTTTGAAGATGTATCTCCATTAATTATGGATTGGTATAAAATAGGTAGAGAAGAAAGAAAAGCTGCTGGATTAAAAGGTAGAAATCATTTCTTAGGTGAAGGAAAATTAAGTAAAGAGGCAATGTGTGATGCATTGGTAGAAGGTATGGAAGGTGCATTTGCAAATTGGAAACCAAAACAAAAATTTAAGTTAATAGAGTTATAATATGAAACCAACATTAGTATTTCAGGCACCAGTAGCAACGAGAAGTGGATATGGTGACCACGCGAGAGATTTATTACATTCTCTTTATAAATTAGATAAATTTGAAATCAAAGTTATTAGTACTCGTTGGGGACAAACTCCAATGGATGCACTTAATTATGATAAACCATTTCATAAATGGATTGTGGATAATATGATACCAGGCATTCAACAAAAGCCTGATATTTACATACAAGTTACTGTACCAAATGAATTTCAACCATTGGGGTTCTATAACATTGGAATTACAGCAGCAATTGAAACGACACATTCTCCATTAGATTGGGTACATGGTTGTAATAGAATGGATTTAATATTAGTACCTTCGGAACACTCTAAAAAAAGTTTAGTTGATACGGTGTATAATGAGCAAGATAATCAAACAAAGCAATTAATTAGACAATATAAAATTGAAAAACCCGTTGAAATTATTTTTGAAGGATTTGATGAAGAAGATTTTGGAACAAACGAAGTTGTACATATTACTGAATTGGATTCAATCAAAGAAGATTTTGCTTATCTATTCGTAGGGCATTGGTTAAGAGGTGATTTGGGTGAAGATAGAAAGAATGTGGGAATGATGATTAAAACATTTGCAATGGCTTTCAAAAATGAAAAGGTTAAGCCAGCATTAGTTCTTAAAACATCATCAGCAGGATTTAGTGTTATTGATAGAGAAACTACAATTAAAAAAATAAAAGAAGTATTGGGAAAAGATTACAAATCAGTTCCAATTTATCTTTTGCATGGTGATTTAACTCCTGCTCAAATGAATGGGTTATATGAACATAAAAAAGTAAAAGCAATGTTAAACTTTACAAAGGGTGAAGGATTTGGTAGACCTTTGTTAGAATTTAGTTTGACAGGTAAGCCGGTTATCGTAAGTAATTGGAGTGGACATATTGATTTCTTAAAGCAAGGTGCAGTATTATTAGAAGGTGAATTAAAACCTGTACACGAATCTGCGGCTGACCAATTTCTTTTAAAAGAAGCACAATGGTTTAATGTAAATGTTTCAAAAGCCTTACCGGCGATTAAAGATGTTTATAAGAATTATGATAAATATAAAACGGCATCTTATCAATTAGGTAAACAAAATAAACAAAACTTTAGTTTAGAAAAAATGACTAAATTGTTTGATACTATTTTAAATCAGTATGGTATTTATACTAAGATACAACCAAAGTTTCAACAATTGCAATTGCCAAAATTGAAAATGTTAAATAAATAATGCCAAATTATAATCCAATATATCGTAGATTTATAGATGATAAAAAATATGTTTCTGCCACTAAAATGGTTAGAGCTAAATTTTATCTTATAAAAGAATATGAATATGTTGATGGTACTAAAGGTAGATTTACCGAAACAACTGCACCTATAATTTATACACTATTTGTATCAAAGGGAAAAGATATAGTTCATGCAGTTAAAGTATCAAATGTTAATCCAAATTTAATAAAAAAGTTTTTTGGTAAATTTGTTAATGAAGAAGAAGAAACTTTACAAATGAAAGGTGGTGCAAAAAAATTCTATACAGGGGTTGTTTCTAAAATTCCAATTATTACAAATGAATCATATCGAACTTATAAAATAAGCGGATTTGGTAAAGTTATAGAGCTTAATATGGATGTTAATGAATTGACTCCTAAAAATATGAATGTGATTGGAATTGATAAAAAATCTCAAAAAGGAAACGTATAATAGGTTATGATAAAGTTTTTTGGATGTAGTTTTACCGAAGGTGGTGGGCTGAATAATATAGATTATTATAACTATATTGAAACTCCCAAAACTCCATTAACATATTGGCCAAAGGATTCTACTGCAGAAGAAAGAGTTTCTATTGTAAACTTTTTAGATTCCTATAAAGAGGATAATAGATTTACATCCATATTAGCTAAATCTTTAAATACCGATGTAATTAATTTAGCAAAATCACAGGCATCCAACGATTATATTTTAGAAACATTATTTAAAGAAATTGATGAAAATAGAAATGATGTTTATTTTGCAATACTATCATTACCACATCGTAGATATTGGTATTATGAAATAGATAAACAAAAACATAATTTAAATATGTTGGAGTTTTCAGGCACCCCATTTGATAGTAGAGAATCGTATAGACCACTATATACTCATTTTATGAATTATTTGGAATATGTATTTGATTTAAAAACCGAACTAAATTCATTAAATAGGCATATAAAATTATTTGATTCATTTGCTAAATCTAAAGGCTCTAAAATAATATGGAGTGGTTGGGACTTTGGAGATGATGAGATGCATTTAGAAACTATGTCTAAATCAGCGGAAAATATATTACTATTTGATGAATTATCTTTAAAGCATTTTTGTATAAAAGAAGGATTGCAAATTGAAGCAGAAACAAATGGATTGGTGTCAGATAATCACATTAGTAAGTATGGTAACATTGTTGTAGCAAAAAAGATAGAAGAATATATAATTAAAAATAAATTAGTATGACATCAAAAGAATTTATCCTTTGGTTAAAAGGATTTACGGAAGGAGTACATGAATTTAATATTACTCCAAAACAATGGGATTTATTAAAAGATAAATTGGAAGAAGTTAACGATGGAACTTCAATAGGTGAAGGTGGATGGGGAATGCCAAATACTACTCCAAATACACATCCATTTCCAATATGGCAACAACCACATTATCCAAATCCGTTAGATAATCCATATAAAATAACTTGCACACCAGGAACAACATCACCTGGATTTCAAGTTACAACAACACCTGGAACTACTGGATTTATTACAATTGCCAATCCAAATATAGCATCATTTGGTACAGGTAGTACGGGTATTTTAAATACACATAACGCATCAACATCAACTACATATGGTTATCCGAGTGGTTCTGCGTGGAGTTATACAAATACAGTATATAAACCAACACCTACAACCGCCGTAGAAAATGAAAATGATATTACAAAACATCATAACGAAGATTAATGAAAAAAGTATTGGTTACAGGAGGAGCGGGATTTGTAGGATATGCACTATCATTGGAATTATTAAAGAGAGGATACAATGTAGATGTTATTGACAATTTATCAATTGGTAATGAAGCAAAAATATCACCATTTGTAAACTTTTTAGGTGGAGATATTAGAGGCATGGATAATATCAAAGATACTCCATATGATTATATATTCCATTTGGCAGCATTAAGTAGAATACAACCATCATTTCGTACACCAACGTTAACATTTTCAGTAAATGTAGATGGTACTAAGCAAGTAGTTGAATATGCATATCACAATAAATCAAAATTAATTTATGCAGGTTCATCATCTCGACATCATAATCCAATGTTATCACCATACGCTATGAGTAAACATATGGGCGAAGAATGGATAAAGATGTTTAAAGGGGTATATGGGTTGAATGCGGAGATAGTTAGGTTTTATAATGTGTATGGACCTGGTGAGTTAGTAGACTCTCATATGGCGGCTGTGATAGGTAAATGGAGGAGTCAAGCTGAAAAGAATTATCCTATCACAATTGTTGGAGATGGTAATCAACGTAGAGATTTTACACATATTGATGATATTGTAGATGGGCTGATTAAAATAGCCGAAAGCGATGAGAAGCATGAAGATGCTTGGGAATTAGGGACAGGTAATAATTATTCTTTAAATGAAGTATATGAGATGTTTAAAGAAAAATTCAATTCTATAAAAGTTTACATGTCAGAAGAAAAGGGGAATTATAGAGAAACAATTAGAATTAATGATGATGCCTTAAATAGATTAGGATGGCAACCTAAAGACCAATTAAAAGAATATATAAATGAAATTAAGTTACGCAATAACGGCTTGTAATGAAGTCGAAGAAACCATTAGATTGGTTAATCAGTTATTAAACTACAAAGAAGAGAATTCAGAAGTTGTAGTTTTATTGGATACACCAAAAGCTCCTACTGAATTGGTAGAGTATTTGGAGTTACAGGCAAACGCAGACCACATTACACTTATTGAATCGGAATTTGATAACGATTTTGCACAATGGAAAAATCTATTAAACTCACAATGTAAAGGTGAGTGGATATTTCAATTAGATGCAGATGAATATCTTATGCCAGATTTAATTGTAAATATGGAAGCATTATTAGATAGTAATGTTGATAAAGATATGATTGTTGTTCCTCGTATTAATACAGTCGAAGGATTAACCGATGCACATATTCAAAAGTGGGGTTGGAATGTAAATGAAAAAGGATGGGTAAATTTTCCCGATGTTCAAACTCGTATCTACAAAAACTCTGACAAAATTGGTTGGATGAATAAAGTACACGAAAGAATAGTTGGATTTGAATCATACACATCATTTCCAACGGATGAAATATATTGTATCAAACATCCAAAAACAATAGAAAGGCAGGAAAAACAAAATAATTATTACGATACGTTGTAATGATACATGTTTATTATCACATATATGCAATAGATGGTGTTGAATCCATAGTAGATGAGCAATTGGAATTGATAAATACATTTTTTGATTTTAACTATATTTTAAATATTGGAATTTCAATTGCAAATGAAAATCAATCAATTTGTAACATCATTGAAAAATTTAATAAACCAAATTTTAAAATTAGAGAAGTTAGAGCATTTGGTAATGAATTTACTACAATCGATTTGATTGAAAAAGATAAACAAAAATTTGGTAATTCTGATTATATTTTGTATCTTCATACGAAAGGAGCATCAAAACAACATAATGAAAATGTTATTCATTGGAGACATTTAATGAATTACTTTAATATTGAAAAAGTAAAAAATGTATTTAAACTATTTGAAAAAACAGATTATAATACATATGGTGTTTTATTATGTAAAATAAATGGCTGTACCTTTTATAGTGGTAATTTTTGGTGGATGAAATCAAATTATGCAAAATCAATTGTAGTAGAAGATTTATATAAAAATAGATTTAATGCTGAAATAGGTTATATACAAAGTGGAATTGATTGGAAACCATATTCATCTTATAACAGAGATGAAATAAATTATTATCAAATTGATTTTAAAAGAGAAGAATATGCAAAATAAAATAACATTTATATTTGATTACAAAGGTGAAGAATGGTGTATGCCATTGGCAATTGTTAATGAATTTAAAGAAAGAGGTTGGAATACGCAAATAGTTTCAATTTCAAATGGAGATGGGTTATTAAAACAATACATGGAATCCGATGACCAACCAACTATTATAATGTTTTTAGATTGGGGTAGATTTGATTCACCTTATTTGAATAAAGAATTAAAACCAAATTCATTTTGGATACAAGAAAGTGGAGATGACCCACAAAATTTTGAAAGAAATTCACCAAAAGCAAATAGATTTCATTATACAATTACACCCGATAAACGATGTGCGGAGGAATATAAAAATAGAGGAATTAATGCTGAATGGATAAATCATTTTGCAGATACTAAAGTTCAATTCCCTATGAATTCAGAATCACAATATGTTGCAGTTACGAGTAGGGGCAGGGGTGGTTCGGAATTTTTAGATTACTTAACTAATTGGGCAGAAGGCGCAATAGGTAATAGAAATGGTATGGGGCCAAAGGAACATACTGAATTTTTGAATAGTGGTTTAATGGTTATTCAGAATAGTAGATGGAAAGAAATCACTCGTAGAATATTTGAAGGAATGGCATGTGGTAAATTGGTATTGACTGATAATTTACCACCAGAAACCGGATTGAGAGATATGTTTATAGATGGTGAGGATATTGTGTACTATGATGATATGTTTGATTGTATAGAAAAGATGAACTATTACAATGAAAACGAAGAGGAAAGAGAGAGAATCGCACATAATGGAATGATAAAAGTATTACATAACTACACACAAATTCAAATTGTAGATAAATTAATAGCAGCATATGAAAGAAGTAGGTAGTTACACATACGGACATGACAATATAAAAATTGTACATGGAAACGAAGGAAAAACTTTACGAATAGGTAAATTTTGTTCTATTGCAGAAAATATAATTGTATTTTTAGGAGCAAATCATAGAGTGGATTGGTTTACTACATTTCCATTTGGACATCATAGAGAAAATGAATTTCCAAAAGTTAAAAAAGAACATGGACATCCGGCAACAAAAGGTGATGTTATAATAGGAAATGATGTTTGGTTGGGAACGGGATGTACAATAATGAGTGGCGTAACAATAGGAGATGGAGCAGTAGTTGCAGCGTGTAGTGTTGTTACAAAAAATGTTCCTCCATATACAATAGTAGCTGGCAATCCTGCAAAACAAATTCGTAAAAGATTTGATGATGTGGTTATTAACAAATTGTTGGAATTAAAATGGTGGGATAAGACTGAATCTGAAATAAATGAAATTTCAGATATACTTTGCTCAAATGATATAGAAAAATTAAACAACATATAATGAAAAGAACAGACATAATTAATGCACTTATCCAAAAATATGGATATAAATCTTATTTGGAAGTAGGAACGCAAGACCCAACTTCTAATTTTGATTTAATAAATGCAGAATGTAAAGTATCGATTGACCCATTTCCACGAGGAGAGGTTACATTTGTTGGTACATCCGATGAATATTTTGAATCAATTGATGATAATGTAAAATTTGATATTATTTTTATAGATGGGTTACATCATAATGACCAAGTTCTTAAAGATGTTGAAAATTCATTGAAGTATTTATCAGATAATGGAACTATCGTTTGTCACGATTGTTTACCAACCACCGAAGATATGCAAGCTAGAGATGACCACGGAAGAGAGTGGACTGGCGATGTATGGAAGGCAATTGCTGAATTAAGAGTTGAAACAATTGATTTGGATATCAAAGTAGTTGATACGGATTATGGATGTGGAATTATTCGTAGAGGAACTAATATTCCATATGAAACAACGGCTAACTATAAAACATATTCTCATTACTCTATGAATAAATGGAATATGTTAAATATTATTTCACCAGAACAATTTATACAATGGATAAATATAGCGTAATTATACCAACACTTTGGAAGTCAAATAGAATTGGAAAGTTATTATTTAGTTTAATAGAATGCGAATTTGTTGATGAAATTATATTAATAGATAATGCCGGAAAATTCTTTGAATATTTTGAGGGATTAGATAAAGTTAAATTAGTTCAAGTAGAAGAAAATATCTATGTTAATCCTGCATGGAATTTAGGAATTAAAATTGCTAAAAATAATTGTATAGCAATATTGAATGATGATATAAATTTTAATCCAAATATATTTGAAGTGATAACCGAAGATATATTAAATCAGTTTGGTATCATCGGAATGGGTGAGGGTAATTATAAATCTTTAAACATAGAAGGTGACCCTATATTAGAAGTTTGGCAACCTGGTGTAAACGATTGGGGATGGGGATGTTTTATTATGTTAAACAAAAAGGATTGGATTGACATTCCTGATAATATTAAAATATGGTATGGTGATAACTTTATTAAAGATGTAAATCCCGCACCAAAAGCATGTTTACGAAATTTTAGAGTTGATACTGAAATGAGTACAACTTCGGATGAAAAAGAATGGGATGAAATAAAAAAATTAGATTACGAAAACTTTATAAATTATTTAAGAAATGCAAAAGCTACCAATTAGTATAGGGATATTAGCTTGGAATAGTGGGCAAGTATTAGTAGATACATTAACTACATACCATCAAAATGGATTGTTTGATATGGTAAATGATACTACTATTTTATTTCAGGAAGCATCGATGCAAGATGTGGAAATAGCAAGACATTTTGGATTAGATTTTATAGCATTACAAAATAATATAGGAATAGGAAAAGCATTTATTAGATTGACGGAAAATGCACAATATGAAAATGTATTAGTATTAGAACACGATTGGAATTTAATTGAAAATAGAGAAACTACTTACGATAGATTATCATCTGGTTTAGAATTATTGGATGGTAGTGTAAATGTAGTTAGATATAGACACAGAGAGCATCCAGGTTTCCCACATTTTTCATTTAGGCATATTGGTAAAGAACTTACTTATTATGATGATGAGATTGGTGCAACTTCGCCACACCT